TTTCCAATAAACTTTTATAATCTGGTTGAGTAGACATATACCATACATTATCTGTTGAATTATTCCTGGTTAAAAACTTTGCTTTAAAATTAGTTATAATACTTGGTGGTTCTGGTGTAGTAATATATTTTACTATCACCTTTTCATCTTTTTTGCCATAAAAATAAATCCTTCTTTTGCAACATATAATAAAAGTAACTGGGACAAAAAAAAATAGAACAATACATGAATAAAATATAATTGTTAGTATAATCTTTTCGCGTTCTTCCATATTGAGGATAATAAAAGTAATAAAGAGTTTGTTTTTAAATAATCTTTATATCTACATTCAGCTTTTATATAGTAGGAATAAATTCCCAATCTAGCTCTTTACATATCTTTTTCCAAATCTCGTCTTGTTCAATTCGCTTTTCACGGTCTTTAAGCATTGGGAAAAACGGTAAAAACTGTTGCTGATCTAGCAATTCACATAATTTATACACTGTATAGTAATAATTTAAAAAATTTACTCGCTCTTCCGGACAGGCTCTTGAATAAGGTGCCTGAATATCCATAAATAAATTACACAGTGTTTCTTCCAGTTGGGGACTCATAACAGGTGGTTTTATACCTAATTTATCTTTTATAAATGGTATATGCTCATAATATTTGTTATAACCTAATTTTTTCAATATATCTTTCGCCTTTTTGTTTGTAAGATGTTTTAGTTCTATTCTCTCTTTTCGAATTTGCTTTTTAATTTTATCAAATACTTCATCGGGTATTTGAGTAGTTTCTTTTGCCTGAAATTGAGCCAATATTTCACGAAAATGATTAATTCTCTTGTATGCATAAAAACTAACTTCTTTAGGAGGTTCTTTATAAGATGGTTTTTCATTTTCTATGAGATATTTAACTTGTTTAGCACATTTATTACATACCATAATTCCTTCATTGTCTACTGATATTATTTCACCTTCCTTACAATATTTACAAATGTCATTTGGATATACATAATCATTTATATTTATAAAACCCTCATCTAAATTACATAAATATTTATGTAAATTACTTGTATGCTTCTTTTCTTCTTCATTGTCTTTCTTCTTCATGTCTTTTGTTTTAAAAAAAGAATTTAGGACTTTTGTTTTACTATTTCCTTCGGAAATACTTTTTTTGTTTTCAAAATAACCAAAGATATATTTAGAATTATCTAACAAATACTCTTTCTTATTTTTCTTTATTTTTCGAATTTCCTTTTTGATTCTTCTCTTTTCATGGTCCAACTCAATTTTTTCATCCAGAGTTATTTCATTGGATTTCATTTTTTTCTTGATATAGGAAAGTTTTTCTTCTAATTTAGGCAATATTGATTCTTTCTCATTATTAAATTTTTCTATCATTTCTGAGTGTTTACTATCTAATGTAACTATATGCTTTTTATTTACCTCAATAGCCTTTGTCGTTTTCGGTTTAAAATTTGGCATAAATCAATCTATTGTCAAAAACTCCTTCGGAGATATGGTTGTTTAATATATACTATTTAACAATTCACTTTTAATTTATTATAATGATAAAACATATTTAGTAGAAATCGGTTATATTTTTTTTTCATTTTCTATTTAATATTTATATTTTAAGCAAACTTTTATAAATTAATTAATTTTCATACAATGAATAATATACAAATATCACATAATGACCCTTCTCATAAGAATATAGATTATTTAATGCTTCAAAAAATGGGATTTTTATACAATGCACTTGAAGAAGGATGGACTGTTAAAAAAGACAATGATAAATATATATTTAAGAAAAATCATGAGGGGAAGAAAGAAGTGTTTTTAGACAGTTATTTAAAGATGTTTTTGAAACGTAATTTTGATATAAATACCATCATTAAAAATGAAAATTAACGTTATAAAAATCGTTCTATTTTAGTTATATAAACATTTTTAATATGAAAAAAATAAATTTTCATATTAAAATTTAAGATTTTTTTAGCGAAACATATATTTTTTTATTTTTTTTTATTTTTTTTAATTAAAAAAACAATTTTCATAATTTTTTTTTCTTTACTATAATTATAATACTCAAATATGGGAGGTGGATTAATGCAACTTGTAGCTTACGGTGCCCAAGACGTATATCTTACGGGTAACCCACAAATTACTTTCTGGAAGGTGACTTACCGTCGTCATACCAACTTCGCAATGGAATCTATTGAACAAACGTTCAACGGACAAGCCGATTTCGGTCGTCGTGTTACCTGCACGATCAGCCGTAATGGTGACCTTGCATACCGCACGTACTTGCAAGTAACTTTGCCAGAAATTGGCCAAAGTTTGAGCTCCGGTGATGTTTACGCTCGCTGGTTGGATTTCCCTGGTGAACAAATGGTTTCCCAAGTTGAAGTCGAAATTGGTGGCCAAAGAATCGACCGTCAATACGGTGATTTCATGCACATTTGGAACCAATTGACTCTTTCCAAAGAACAAGAGCGTGGTTACAACAAAATGGTTGGTAACACCACTCAATTGACTTACATCTGTGACCCTAGTTTCGCAGCTGTTGATGGTCCATGCAGTTCTGATGCACCACGTCAAGTATGTGCTCCACGTAATGCTCTACCAGAAACGACTCTATACGTTCCTCTACAATTCTGGTACTGCAGAAACCCAGGTCTTGCTCTTCCATTGATTGCTCTTCAATACCATGAAGTAAAAATCAACTTGGACCTTCGCCCAATTGACGAATGTTTGTTCGCCATGAGTGCTTTGTCCAATGGTAAGAAAGTTTCCGCAGCTTACAACCAATCTCTTGTTGCTGCTTCCTTGTATGTTGACTATGTTTTCCTTGATACCGATGAACGTCGTCGCATGGCACAAAACCCACACGAATACCTTATCGAACAACTTCAATTCACTGGTGATGAATCGGTTGGTTCGTCTTCCAACAAAATCAAATTGAACTTCAACCACCCATGTAAAGAACTTATCTGGGTTGTTCAACCTGATGCTAATGTTGACTACTGTGCTTCCCTAGAAGATGGTTCTGTATTGAACAAAGTATTGGGTGCTCAGCCATTCAACTACACCGATGCTGTTGATGCTCTACCAAATGCTGTTCATGCATTCGGTGGTCCAACTGCAACCAAAGGTGATAATGCTGTTATTAACGCATCTGGTTTGTTCGATGATGCAGGTGCAGGTGATGTTGCTGTATCAGGAACATGGGGTGAACCATTCGGAAAAGAAGAAGACTCTGGTGTTTCCGATGCTGGTACATTCGTTCTTGCTGAAACCGCATTGAACATGCACTGCTGGGGTGAAAATCCAGTTGTTACGGCAAAACTTCAATTGAACGGACAAGATCGTTTCTCTGAGCGTGAAGGTTCCTACTTCGATTTGGTACAACCATACCAACACCACACCCGCAACCCAGATGCCGGTATCAACGTATACTCATTTGCTCTTCGCCCAGAAGAACATCAACCATCTGGTTCATGCAATTTCTCGCGTATTGACAACGCAACCTTGCAATTGGTTCTTTCCAACGCCACCGTTGAAGGTACCAAAACCGCAAAAGTACGTGTTTACGCTGTAAATTACAATGTGCTTCGCGTCATGAGTGGAATGGGCGGACTTGCATATTCCAACTAAGACGTTATACTTTGGTGATTAAACCATTAAATTGATTTAAATATAATTATCCATTACGTATTATAAATAATTGATACGTATTCATATTCATAATTATATTTAAAATGACAACAACATGCAAGTGGATTCAACGTAATAATAAACCCTGTTCGTTCACAGCCATACCTTTAAAACATTATTGTAAATTACATAAACAATTTGAATCATTGTATGACCCAAGTATATTGCATTTATTACAACGTTGTAGTAGATGTAAAGCATTCATACATGGTTCTAACGAAAAAGATTACATGGAACATAATAACAACAATAAAGGAGGGTCAATAAAATGCAAAGCTTGTAAGCTTCAATTGGAAAAATCTAGACAAAAAAAGAAAGAACTATCCAACAAGGAAGGAAAAAAATGTTCATGGATTAATCAAAAGGGAAACCCATGTCCATGGAAAGTAAAAGGAAATGTATTATACTGTAAACGACATTCTATTTACGAAGGTATCTATCAACCAAGTGATATACCATTTTTGAAGAAATGCAGTGGTTGTAAAAATCTATTTCGACCACTAAAAAAAGAAGGAAAAACGATACTTAAACGTTGCGAGACATGTACAAAAAGAAGTCGAATAGTAAATGCCAGTATAAAAGAAGACAATAAAAAAAAGAAAAAATGCATTGCCATGATACAGACAAAAGGAAATACAAAATGTACGTTTAACGCTTTGGAAAACGATGATTATTGTGAAAAACATCAACGTTACAAGAAATATCAACAATTCATCCAACAAGGAAAACGCGTATGTAAGAATTGGACAAGAGGTTGTTTTCATATACTTACCACGGATGATATTGCATCATGTGCTATGTGTAAACTAATGAAAAACAATACAAAATACAAAACGTCTTTATCTATTTATGAATATAAATATAATACATACAAGTCAGAAGCAAAACGAAGAAACATAGAATGGTGTATAGATAAAGAAAAGGCTATTGAGCTATTCAAATGTAAATGTTATTATTGTGGATTTTACAATGGATTAAATGGAATAGACCGAATTGATTCCAATGAGAATTATTGTGATAAAAACATTGTATCGTGTTGTGAATTATGTAACCGAATGAAGCTAACACATGGATATGTAGATTTCATTTATATGGTGAAATATTTATGTTATCATATGAAGTTATTTGGATGTTCTATATTGAATACCATGGAATTTGATAGTAATAATCATTCTATAGTATTCAAACAAAAAAAAACAAAAGAGTCGTATTTCATTTTTACACAAAATTGTGTAAAACGTCATATTAAGAATGAATTGAAGGAAGAGAATTATAATAGCATCATAAGCCATCCTTGTTATTATTGTGGTATAGATAATAGCAATGGTATTGATAGGCTATATTCTGAAATGACGTATAATATAAAAAATGTGGTATCGTGTTGTAAAACATGCAATTTAATGAAAGGAAAGATGAAATTATACCAA